CGGTAATCGGCCGCACGTTCAGACTCACGATGCCGCTCAGCGAGCAGCCAGAACTGCCGCGGCGTCAGACGCCAGAAATCGGAATCGGTGAGTCCGAGGTTGTATCTGCCGACAGACCAGAGACGGCCCCAGTCGATACGCCGTTCGTCCCCTCCGGCGCCGTCTCGTTCGTAGGGCGCCCGGCGTCATCCCCCGGCGCCAGATCCGTTCGCAGCGCATCCCTGAGCGCCTGCGTGATACTCGCGATGTCGCCGAACCGGATCAGCGCGCCTGCCTGAAACAGCGTCAGATCCGGATCGTCCACCAGCAGCCCCGCCCAAATGAGCGCGCGGATGTTGATCATGGTGAGGTCACGAAGCGCAACAACGACCGACAAACCCGTCGCTTCCTCGAACGAGCAGATGGCGTTCAGGTCGTAGACGAGTACTCGCTCGCGATCGAGCGTGACCGTGACGGGTTTGGCGAGCCGGCGCCCCGGGCCGCCGGCTATCCCGTTCGCAATTCCCGATGAGGCAGTCGGCATGATTACGCCGCCTTCGTCGGCGCCTCACCTGCAGCCGCGGCCGCCGCGCCCTTCGGCGCCAGATCCACCGTGCCGGCTACGCGGATCGACACCTCGCTGATCAGCGCATCGTCGGCGGTGACCTGCGGAGTCGGGTAGCTCTTGACGAACCCGCTGAACGTCGCCTCGTATGCCACGGGCTTCGTCGGAAATTCGATCTTCATGTTCCGCGTCTCGCCGCTGATGAACAGCCCCCACAGGCCATCCTCGTCCTCCCCGTGCGTCGGCAGAGCCGGGTCCCACACGAGTGTGACCGGCAGCTCGCCCGAGTCCTTGAATGTCTGCAGGAACTCGCGGAAACCGCTCACGTTGTCGAGCGTGGTTACTTCGGTCTCGTCCGCCGTCATGTCGATCGAGCCGATCGACTGCACCTGAGCCACTTCCGTGAACGTCCCCGGCGTTGAACCCTCGACCAGAAACTTTCCGCCGCGTCCGGTAAACTTCGCCATTTGCCTTTACCCTCCAGGTTGGTTGTTGATGATTGCCGGACGGGCCGAGGCCTCGGCCGGCTGAAACGTGAGCACGCGAAAGCGCAGCACGCCGTGTCGCGTCACCCCATCGGGATCCCGCAGCGTCTGCCCAAAGATCCAGATCGTATCGACCCACTGCGCGCCATCGACGGAAAACGACTGCCGGTCAAGCGTATTCCGGATGAGTTCCATGAGCCGCTGCGCTTCCGCCATGCCCGGGTAGCGCGACCAGGTATGGATGGTGACCTCGAAATTGACGCCCTGATCCCGCAGCGGATCATCCTGATCGCAGGTGAACTCGCCGATCGTGACGTAGGGGTACAACTGGTCGGGCCCCGCCATGTCGAGCACCGGCACGGGCGCAAGCGCCGGCGTCAGTGCTTCATAGATCGCCTGCTGCACAGCGGAGAGGGGAAGCATGGGTTAGTCTGTGTGGTGATGCGATCGCGGATCGAAATCGAAAACCTGCTGGATCACATGAAGTCCTGCACATGCGGGAAACACGGAACGCCGGAGAACGCTACGTGGATCGCCGCCCTCGAGTGGGTCACCGGCGACGAGGCATTTCGCAAAGCGTTCACGGACCAGTGGAATGCGCTGTACGACATCGCCATCACATCATCGGACCCGGCCGTGCTGCGCACAGCGCTCACCATCGCCCTTCAGCGTCTCGCGCCGCCCGAGGCTACTCGGACAGTTCAACCCTGACCACGCCGCGCAGCGTCCGCGACAACACCCCATCGTCCGGCGCCTCAATCTCGTACTCAGGCGGAAGAAGCTCCAGCGGAAACCGCTCCTGAGTGGCGAAGATCGTCTGATCGTTGACCACACGGCCGGAATCCCAGCGACGAACCATCTCGACGACTTCGGCCGGCGCGCCAATCAGGACCGCATAGGTCTTGACGATGCCGGCTTCCGTATCGACATACCACACCTTCGGGATCTCGCAGCCATCAATGAACACGCACGAACCCCTGTAGCGCTCCCGTTCCTCGTCTGTCCACTTCCGCACGTCGATGATCACTTCGAAGCCTTACGAAGTGCGTTTCTGCTGACGATCGCCGTTTCGCCATCCGCAAAACGGACCAGCGCGCTGTTCATCCGGCCGCGCGCCAACAGCTCGCACATTTGCCCCTTGCGATCCAGCACCGGCAACTCGGGTACCGTAAACCGTGGGCCCCACACATAGCGGTACATCATTGCCGTTCAGTCCGAGTAATGATGCCAGCGGTAGCCGAGCAGCACCCACGCCCAGAAGCGCCGCCACGGGCCCGGCCGCTTCCGTAGATCCACCCGCCAGTAGCCGACCGGCAGTTGCCAGCGCGGATCGTCCATGCGCTTCGGGATCGGGTAGGGTCCCGCCGGCGGCGCCGCCTCGGCGGCCCGCTCCGGAGGATCGTCGAGCGTCCGGAACTGATCGCGCGGATCGTCTGATCGTCTTGTTTTCATGTCACGCCGTCTTCAGCCGCCCGTTGATCGCCGATTTCACGAGGTCGATCAACCGCTTGATGTGCCGGCCCCGCGCCAACTGCACCGCAGGACCCAGAAACGGCTGCTCGGGCGTGCCGCGCTCGGCGATCTTCCGCGCGATCGGGTAAGCGGCCGATTCCGGGATGCCCTTCAGCCTGCACCATTCGCGGATCGCGGACACCGGCGGGAAGTGCGGTCTGGTCCCGAACTCCACATACGGCGCATAGTGCGACGTGGATCCGACGAAGATCCGCAGGCCCTGGTCCTTCACCTCGATGATCATCGACTCGTAGAGTTCGCCGGACGCGTAAGAATCGTTCGCGACGATACTGGCGCGCGCTGCGCCGAAGATCTCAACGGCGGTTTCTTCGTTCGCCCGATAGATCCAGACTGGAAACTCGCGCCGAAGCATGGCGACGTTCTTCCTGAGTTCGTCCAGCCCGGTGAGATCGACGGTGAACATGCGGCGGGTGGACGGCATTCACACCTCGAACTGCAGCTCGTAGCCTTCCGGCAACCCCGAATCGACGCTGCATTCGTTGCAGAAGATGCGCTCGTTCGCGGTCAGGTCATCAGTCTCGCAGTCCGATTCGAGGAGGATCACGCCGTTTTCGATGCTGCGGATTTTGTGTTTGTTGGTGATGTCTTCCGCATAGAGCACATCGACTGAACCACAGTACGGACATTGCACTTTTAGGTTCATGACAGTCGCATTGCGCTGAACGGCTTCCATCGTCATCCTTCCCTCGAGTCCCGCTTCTCGAGCGACCAGCAGCACCGGGCGAACAGCGCCGAGCCGGCGGCGGCGACCAGCAGCCACTTCTCTCCCCATGCCACGAAGAGGCCCAGCGACGCCACGGCGAGCACGGCATACCAGAACGCCACCGCCTTCACTGCTGACCCGCTTCCTTGCGCTCGCAGCGCAGCGTGAGCCACATATCGGCGGTGTCCACGTTCGCCACATCGATGATGTCGAGCAACTGATCACGCCAGAGCACGCGCCAGGCAATCGTGAACGCCGGTTCGTAGCGGATCGTGACGTGGTACCGTACGCGGCCGGCGAGCTGGTCCGCCGCGGCGAGTTCCTGCCCGGCGAGGCGGGCGACGTGCGCCGGACGGTCGGGGACCAGATCGACGGGGACCTGTTCGGTGAAGCCGCCCTGGCCATCAGACACCAGTTCCATCTGGAACACCGCGATCCATTCGCTGAGGTCAGACGCGGTCATTCGCCGGGATCATCCTCAGAATCGGACGTTTCGTCGTCCCCGTCACCCTCGGCCACGATGTTCTCGAGTTCCTCGATCGCGTTGTCCAGGCGTTGCTGCGCCGACTTGAGATACCCGAGCGCCTCGGCGCCCTCCAATACGATCGCCGCCGAGATTTCGGTCGATGCCGATATTGCACTGTCACGCCATCCGCTCATAACCGACCTCCTCAAAACTCGTCACCTGCGGATATCCCAGGCGAGCCGGAAACACTCCAGACATTGCCACGGCGAACGCAGCGCCATTTCCGATACCGTCACCTGATGCCCACATTCGAGCACTACTGCATACTCGCCGGTTTGTTGCCGTTCCGCCGCCTTCACCGCGCGAAAACTTACTTCGTAAGCTTCGTGCCATGCCTTTTCGGTTGGTGTCATCCGCTGATCTCGAGCTGCCCCGGATGCCCCGGACAGCCGGCTTGATAGTCGAAGTCCGGACAATCACCGTAAGGCAGCAGCTTGCGACCATTCGCAAGCTGGTGCAGCAGCTCTGCCTTCGCTTCATCCGGCGTCATCATTCGCCCGTCGTCATGGCGGAACATGCCGCGATAGTCCTGACGACGGTTATGGCTCATGAGCCAGCCGGCAATGTCAAGCGCCATGTGGTACGTGGTTGTCATCCGCCGATCTCGATCTGCTCACCCCGCCACAGGTCCGCTATACCGGGCGGCAGCTTTTGCGTACCAGTACCAACAAAGCGTGTCTCGCGCCGCCCCGGGCGATCCGAATACAACACCGTCGCATACTCGAGGATTCCTTCCCGCACGCTGTCCGGCACGTCCTCGGGTTCATCCCCGTATCCCGATACCCATATCACCGACATCGGCGTGTACGCCGGCGACTGCAGCGTAATTACAGCGCCTGTAATCTGGTATGCCGCCGGGTCGAGCACCGGCGAGCCCGACGCGCCGCTCACCGTCGAAACGCTCTGCACCCGCCCGCGCGGCAGCACGATTCTCGTATCGCAGGAGAGCCGGTCGGTGTCCCAGTAGCCCTTGAGCGTCTGCGTCATGATCGAGCGCCGCAGGTACCGCTCGGCACGCATGGTCGCCGCCGTCAGCTCGCGCTGGATAAGGTCCGGCTGGCGATCGACGGTGAGCCCGTTCAGCCGCGCGTGGTCGATGAACTCATCCACCGTGACCGGCAGTCCCACAGGCCCGGTCACCCGCTCGACCGCAAGAATTCTCATGTCGCCTTCTCCTGCGGCTTCTTCCGCGGCTTCTTTGCCGGCGGCCGCTGCAGCTTGTTCTCCGGCACCAGAGCTTTATTCTCCGGTGTCCGTTCGGGCTTCTGCTTCGGCTGATCGTCGGTCATAACGCCTTCCTTACATTCCCGGAACTATGAATGAAAGCATGTAAACGAACTGCCGGGAACCGGGCGCCTCAAGACCTCCCCTGCAGCGCCCGGCCCGGCACTCCACCGCACAGACGAGCGATTACCGCCTGCGCGCCGAAGCCTCAG